AATCAAGAACGTTCCCATTATTGAGAAGGGAGCAGTTGATTACGCAGTGGACGCAATAGCGGATGAAGCTGATCAAGCACCTGGACCGCAGAGCAAGGCTGACATTCCAACAGCACCCGCAACAGAGGGATTTGGAACGAACGTCTCGGCCCCAGGATCTTCACTCGCGATGAATACAACAATGAATCCAGCGGCAGCTGGTGCATTATACGCTGGTGATACAGACGCGGCACTCGCCGCACAGTACGGTGGCGGACAGCAGTACGCAGCGGCTGGCGGAATGATGGAAATGAATCCGATCATGGACAACAAGGGCAATTACACAAAGCCACAAACAGAAATTAATGACAATCCATTCGTCAAGAACGCGAAAGACGGTGGAATAATGGGGATATTATAATGATAGAAGTTGTACCTGAATATACTGATATACAAAAGACATCACTAGACGAAACAGGATGGAAAGGTTTTAACACACCTCATTCTTCTAACGTAGGGCAAACTTATGGTCCAGCAGGAATGGGAATAGGTGCCTACATGGACCGTCCGGAAACAAAACCAGGATTTGTACCTTTTAAAAAACCAAAACCAGGATATGATTCCGCTGTTGGTACTTCAATGCAAACTTATGGTCCAGCAGGAATGGGAATAGGTGCCTACATGGACCGTCCGGAATCACAGCCAGGATTTACACCTTTTATGTCTCCATCAAATTTTAGAAAACAATCTGGGTTAAAACAGGTAGCAGGTCTTGATGACGTTTTGCCTTGGATGAAAAACAAAGCTTGGCCTTGGATAAAAGAAACTGGAAAAGGAATGTATAATCAAATTCCTTTTACAGCAGATGAATTTTTAGATCCTTTTCCTGGTTTTGAATCGCCTTATTTTGCACCTGCACTTGATGAAGAGGGAGATGAAATAGCAGGCATGGACGATTCATTACAAAGCCTTCAAAGACAACTAGATGAACTAGATCCAACCAATCCAGATCATCTGGATTTAATAGAATTACTTAACTCGGACATAGATATGAAATATCCATGGGCGCAACAAGCTTTGAATTTACAAGATGTAATGGATATGCATGAATTACTAGGACTACCCCTCAATACAGACAGATTTATGAAAAGGGCTAATAAGGCTGGTGTTCAAGTGGCAGAATTAACTGAAGATCAAATGAACATGATGGGAAATCCTCTTAACACTCCTGATTTTGGAGTATCAAAAGAAGATCTTTGGGATAGAACTAAGGGTATGGAAGATCAAGGATTTTTTGGTTGGGGTGCGCAAGAACCAACTACTAGAGAAGAATTTGAAGACTATTACAGACAATTACAAGAAGGTACAGTAGGAAACTGGGTAACATAATGGCCGAGGAAAAAATGATACAGAACCGTGAGGACATCATCAGGATTGAGGGGCAATTGAAGCTCATCAACCAGAAGCTGGACAACCACATCTCGCACCTTTCAGCAAGGGTTGATACGATCTTCAAGATTGTGTGGACGGTCTCGTTCGGCGTGATGGCTTTGATCCTGCGTGCCGCTTACATGGGAATAATGGGATGAACTATGACAAATTATTAGAGTCAGTCAAGAAACACGAGGGATTTAGGGACACCGTGTACCGCGATACATTGAACAAAAGAACCGTTGGGTATGGCCACCTCTGCGTGGAGGACCACTGGGAAGACGGAAAAAAATATGACAAAGAATATCTAGAAGACATACTAGAAAAAGATTTACAAAGTGCCATCGACCAGACACATGACATGTGTTCACAGTTAAAGATTTCGGATGATGCGAAAACCATTATCTGTGAAATGATTTTTCAGCTTGGGGGGAGAGGAGTTTCCAAGTTTCGAAAAATGTGGGCAGCGCTTCGTGAGAATCCACCAAATTACCACGAAGCGTCCGTCCAGATGCTGGATTCACGCTGGGCCAAACAGACGCCTGCGCGCGCGACAGAGATGTCAGAACAAATGAAGAACGGTGGCTAGTCATGGCTGGCATAGATGATTTAAGACTTTTTCGCTCTGAACCGCCACCCGGTGAATGGTTGCAGTTTAATCCCAGGCACCCCACCTTGGATTGGAGATATCCCTATCAGGGAAGATGGTACACGGGTGATTTAGACTTCGCACGGGGCTGGATGGGATCCGGCAACATCATAAAAGAACTCAATATAAAATCTCCTATTCGCATAGGGGGAACTAAAACCATCACGGATCTTCTTGATGACCTGAAGACATTAAAAAAATGGGTTCCTTCTGAAGGAATGGGACAAGGACTGGATCAATTACGATCCATCCATAAGGATGACCCCTTAATAACTAAATTTGAAGAGTTCCTTAAAAATCCTAACAAACAGTGGAGGGAGTTTATTTCCTTGGTTCCACCCAAGGATATAGCGGACAAAGGAAGCGTGAATGTTTACGAGTCCATTATGAAAAATTTAAGAAAACCAAAATACAAACCATGGTTAGTATCAAAGTATAATCAGAGTTGGCTTAGCAATCTTATGGGCCTTCCAAAAAAAATCAAGTACCTCAACCAGCTGAAAAAAGCCGACGTTCCTATGCACTCCGGGATAAACTGGCGTCCTGCCGCAAACGTAGGAATAAATACTTTAAGGGGTGTAGGATTGGCGGGAGATGCACTCCTGGGTGGTATGGCTCTCTCAGACGTGTTTGCTGGAACAAGCACAGTCGGAAACATGGCAAAAAATATAAACAAGTGGGCTGGAGTTCCATTTAAAGATGATGGCACTGTTCAAACTAGTATAAAAGATTATCAAGCTTCACTTCCAAAACCAAAATATGCAATGCCTCCTAAAGGAGCGGTAGGATTTAACACTGGCGGAATCGCATCACTTATGCTATAATGCCGTGTGCAATTAATAAAGAAATATAATTACGCAGATCTTAAACGACAGGAAGGTGATGTAAGACTGTACCTTACACCTGATGGTGAAAGCTTACCGTCCGTCACGTCCGTGCTTAGTAAGACAAAGGACCGCTCTTTCCTGAAAAAGTGGCGTCAAAAAGTTGGCGAGAAAAAAGCAGAGGAAATAATTCGTAATTCCTCCCAGATTGGAACCGCGCTCCACCTATATATAGAACGTTTTGTGAACGGAGAACAGTACAAGGATCTTACCAAGATAGGCATACAGGCCGAGAAAATGGCGCAAAAGATCATTGACGAGGCTTTCAAGGACCTAACGGAAGTGTGGGGATCTGAAGTGCACCTGTATTACCCCGGAAAATACGCAGGAACAACGGACATGATTGGCGTCTACAAAGGACGTCCTACAATCATTGATTTCAAGCAGACTAATAGGCCAAAGAAGCGTGAATGGATACAGGACTACCTCATGCAGCTTGCAGCTTACGCCCAGGCCCATAACAAGCTATTTAACACTGAAATAGATCAGGGTGTCATTCTTATGTGCTCCCGTGACTTCACATTTCAACGATTTGAGCTTCTAGGTGAAAATTTCACCCGTGCAACCGATGCGTTTATGAAGAAGCTTGACTTATATAACGAAACTATTATATAATACATATAGGATGCCATAATGGGTCCTACAAACTTGCTTTAAATAGGAGTAAATTATGATTACAAATTCACGAGAAATTGGTATGCTTAATGATGATATAAGAATACTTAAAAACTATTTTCTTGGTTTTCACGACAACTTTTTTGAAGGTTTCAGAAGAGTTTCCACTTATCCCCCATACAACATTAAAGAAAAGGATGACTTAGGTGTCATTGAATTTGCTGTTGCGGGGTTCACTGAGAAAGATCTAAAAGTTGAGGTTAAAGATCAAACTTTATACGTTTATGGGTGTAAAGAAAAAACATCAGAAAATTTTTACCATAAAGGAATATCGGATAGAACTTTCCAAAAAAGTTTCAGACTTCATGAACATATTAAAGTTAATGGAGCAGAGCTAAAGGATGGTCTTCTAAAGGTTGCTTTTCACAGAGATATACCAGAATCTGAAAAACCAAAACAAATAAAAATTAAATCCAAGTAGAAAGTTCCTCGCCACTGATTTCTTTGGCGATGTTAACCTTGTTCCGAAGGGACTTAATGATTTTATCATCCACAGTCCCTTTGGCTACCATATCTATATATAGCACAGAGTTCTTTTGTCCTATACGATGGGCACGATCCTCTGACTGTATTCTTTTCTCCAGATCATAATTATTTGAATAGTATATGACTGTGCTTGCAGCAGTTAATGTAATTCCATATCCACCTGTTTGGGTGTTTCCTATGAAGAAACGTATGGAAGTCTTTCCCTGGAAAGCGTTGATACATTTCTGTCTTTCTTCCTGTGGTGTCGCTCCATAATAAGTGCAGCAT